CAAGAACGTCTGCACCAACACCAGCAGTATCAACGGAAGTCATGTCAAAAGTAGCCATAAGTTATCCCTCCCCTTACGCTGCGTTATATTTGGCAGTAACGATTGCTTCTGGGCGAAGAATCTTTCTACCGTATAGGTGCATACCACGAACAATGTCAGCAAAGCTGTCAGGGTCACGATATGTTTCCGTCTTGTTGATTTGCTCAGCAGTTGCTACAGCAGAATCATGTCCACCAACAATAACACCATAGTTAGTGTTCTGGTTTGCAGAACCTGTGGTTCCTGGACCAGTACCTACCGCTGGCAGGTTTGATGAAGTGTACATACGGAAACCGTGGAAGTTATTAACGACAAGGCCGTTACGCAGTCCACCTGATTCACCGTAGTCTGCATTTAGGAAGCGTGAATCTTCGTCACGAAGAAGCTCCATAAATACCGGGTCAACTACCAGCCAACGTCCTTGAGTATCAACTTGCTGTTGATCCAAGAGGCGAGCCATACGAGCAACAACCATTGCTGGTGAAGCTGTAGCAGTTGGTAGTGCAGTAGCACCAGGCAAACGTGCTGCCAGTGGGATCGAATGATCACCAGCAGAACCAGTTGTGATATTGCCCATAGAACCCTTGATGATCTTCATTGATGTCAACAATTCATCACTACCAGCAGTGCTAACAGACTTGCTGCCATTTACGACATCATTAGCTGTATCTGCTTGAGAATGCAAAGAAGACTGTTTGAAGCCAGACAAATAACCTAGAACGTCTTGGTCATACTGGTCAGCCAAACGATAAGCTGCACGATCCGTTGCAAGACTCATAAAATTGATGTGACTATGAGCCTCTTCAATATCATCCATCTTAAACGCAAAGTAGTTAGCTTTGTCTACAGTCAACTGAAAATCATCATCTTCAAGATCTTGTGCTGTAACCTGAGTACCACGAGCGTATTGGCTAACGGAAATTTCAGGTTCTTTAATAATTCTGACTGTATCGCCTTGAGCAGCAATCTCGCCAAAATAATCTGAGTTAGTAATTTCTCCTACTACAGTAGACTTGCGAAAGGCAAGCTGTACCTGCTTGGAGTAGATTACGGGGCTAAAGTTACCATTAGGTAAATTCCCATAACCTGTTGCGGATGTAAAAGCCATAATAAATCCTCCTTAGATGTTTGTTGGCTTATGATATTTAAGCCCAAACTTAACGTAAGAGGCTAATCTTTCTAGGGTGCAAGCGTACTGATCAGGTTAGCTTGGGCCTATACTTAACTAGGTAGGTCTTATCTTAATTGTTTGGCTTAGTTGGTTAGAGTATAAAGGTAGCTAATATCATTAGGGCTTTACACTCTTTTCTTAACATACACAGTTATACATATTAATTCTGTGATGTCAATACTTTTTTAACGTGCACCCCCAGAAATATCATAAATAAACTTGCCACTACGGATAGCTTCCATGATTGAGTCTGAGTTAGCCTCATACTGTTGTGCTGTCATCTTTTGTACAGCAGACTCACGGATACTCCCTGACAGGTCATTATTCTCTGGCTTGGTAGTACGTCTTGTTTTAACTTCTGATGCAGCCTGTTTAGTAGAACGCTGTTTACCTTTTACGTCCATATTGTTATCAATCTTGTACAGATCAATTACCCTGATTACAGACTTAGGGTCATCTTGGTTTTCATATAGGGCATCCTGTACCCACTTAGGTTGTTCTTCTGCCCAATTGTGAAACTCATCACTTGATCGTAAGTCATCAAAGTCTGAGTGCATAGAGCGTATCTCATCTTCTGACTTACTGCGCTGGGCTTGTGCTGTAAGCTTGTCTATCTCTTGTAGTCTAGCATCAGCATTCTTAAACTTTTCTTCTGCTTTTTGATTAGCAATAGTTTCTACAATAGAAGCAATCTCTGGATACTTATTAGACCACGCCTCAATGCTTTCATCACTAGCAGGTGGACGAACTGGACCACTAGTCTTTGCTTTATCTAGCTGTGCCTTTAGTTCTTTTAACTCTTCAGACTGCTTGTTTAGGTGGCTGCGTAGATCACTATATCGTTTCTTAAACGATCTCTCTTCTGCAGATAACGCTTCTTCTTTAATTTCTGTATTGGACGCTTCCTCTTGGGAACCCTCTTGTTCTTCTGGTTCTCCCCCTTCAATAAGGGCTTTGAGTTCTGCCTCATCCTTTTCTATACGTTTCTGGTTTGCATTACGCTTTGGTTTAGCTTGTACAAATCCTGCATTCTTTGGTGTTTCCACTTCTGCTAGTTCTGCCATGTTGTATTTCCTTTTATGTTGGGGCCAGCATTATTGCCGGGTAGCCTTATAGTTATTTTAACCTGCTGCTGCAGATATTACAGCATCAAACTCTCGTTCTTCATCTGTATCTTTAGGTTTTATAGCACCTGAAACTATGTCACGTATTCTTTGTTCTTGTCTTTGTTTATCTATTCTGTCACCTGAAGCACCACCACCTAAAGCTTGATCTCTTTCATATTTTTCAGTAGTAGTAAGTGTAGGTTCTGGTGAGGCAGCCGCTGCAGCAGATTCAGTAAATTTAGGAGTTAAACTACCTGAAGGTGTATATGCAGAAACGTCAAATTCACCTTTGTTAGTTCTAGTATCTTGTGTACCGCCAAGAGAAGATCCTGTTGTAGATGCATACCAATCAGAGAAAGACATATCATCTGTTACTACAGACTCAGGTGTAGTAGTACTAGCTGCTCCTCCACCCCAAGTAGATGGGTCAAATAAATTAAAGCTACTGCTTGATACAGGCATAGACATAGCTACATCTTCACCTGCTGTCATTATTATTGTTTGTGTGTCATCGTCAGAGTTATCATATAATGTTTGTATTGTACCCTTTTGTGCATCAGAATATTTTTTTTGTCCTGCTGTATATGTGAAGTCTGTTTGACCTGTTATATTTAAGCCTCCCGCAGTTAGAAACATAGATTCAGCTAGATCTTTTTTGTTAGTTGCATTACCTTCTAGTAAAGAATTTACAGAAAAACTATATACAGACTCTGCTTGTTTTTGCTTAGCTTTTTTAGCTAAGGCAGTCATACCTAAAGCACCTGCAGGACCGCCTATAACACCGCCTACTAAGCTCAATACACCAGACTCTAATGCAGATAAAGATAGGGGATCTTTACCTTTACTTAGATTATCCATCATACTTTTATTGTATGCAGTAAAATCTTCTGGCTCCCATTCATTCGTAGGTTTATTCCAGTACCCATCTCTGGTTTCAACAACTGGACCTTTATCATCATCATCATCACGCTCACGTTGTACTTGCTGTTGCTCTTCTACTACATTCTGTGACACTTCACGAAAGCCAGCAGGTATACGGCTCATAGGTCTACCATTAAAGTAGTATATTATAATCTGTTGACCTGTCTCAGGATTAGTAAAAGTTTTAGACTCAAAGCCCATAAAAGGTGAACCTGTACCACCGTAACGTCCATAGCCACCACCTACAGGTTTAGGTACAGTTATACCTTCACCCGGTACAGCACCACCCTCTTGCATGTTTATAGGTTTATCTCTGTCACCTTTTTCATCATCCATTACTTCTAGTTCATCATCTCTGAAGTAAGATTCTTCACCATCCCTGATACGTTTCCAACCTTCTTCTGCAGACTTTTGTAGCTCTTCAAAAAACTCTGTACCAAAGTAACGTCTAGTTGCAGCATTAATCATAAACTCATTAGGACTAGCATTAATAGGTACATCATCACGTACCTCTTCTGGTTTGGCTCCAAGAGGTGCAGTGTTGCCACTTACAGGATCTTTAGTCTCACTCATAATGAGATCCATTTCTGTTTGTATGGGTTCGTTATTATTAGATATAGATCCACCAACAGCCATATCCGTACCAGAACTAGACGTTAATAAATAATCTTGTTGGCCTGTATACATATCTTCTTCCCCTATTAATCCACCTTGAGCAAATTTTTTACCAAGTATATTTTCTACTTCATCTCTGTATGGTAAATCTTTTACCCCTGCAGCTTCTTGTGCAGATTTTGCTTCTTCTCTACTCAATACTCGTGATACTTTCATATCACCACCAACTACCCATGTATCTCCATCTGCTTGACCATCTACGTATGAGTAGCTACCACCTTTAGGTACTTTATCATTAATGTCAGTACGGCCTCTTTCTTTCATATAAGTAAGTAGCTCATCACTTGTATCGTCTGCCATTTCTACTTCTGCCCAGACTTGATCTTCAGCCCTACGTTTTACGTAGTATTGATCACCACGGGTTCTTATAGCTTTTGGATTGATACCTGCATTAACAAGTTGTTCTGCTTCTTTTTTAGTTATTTTTAAATCCTGTGGACCTAAATGTTCTGCTACAGGATTCATACTAGCATGCCATCCAGGTCTAGCAGCAACAGCAGTCACTTTACCATAGGGTGCATCTTTAGTACGTTTTGTTTTTTCTGTAATGTACCCTGAATCAATAAGTTTTTTTCTTGTTTCTTCATCTGGTATATTTATAGAATCTCCAGTTTTTTTTGTTTTTTCACCCTTTTTACGTTTAGCACCCTTAGTAGGTACGTAAAATCCTTCTTTACCTGCTTTTGTAGTTCCTTTAAAAGCTACATCAGGAAAGTCTGCTTCTAAAAAAGACCCTTGAGGTACTTCATCTGCAGCATTTACAAATAAAGGATATAGCTTGTCATCTGATTGTACAAATAATTTATATGCCTTACGAGTTTTTTTAAAAGGTTCATCTACAACAGAAGATGAAGAAGGTTTTAATTTAATATTTCCACCTAAACTACCTAAAGCATTAGGATCAACTTCAATACGCTTACCTACATCTAAAGCTTTCTTGGCACCTGATCTTATAGCACTGGCTGCAGCATCACCTAATCCTGGAATAAGTCCTATCATTGCTGCACCGCCCAGCGCACCAACTAAAATATAGTTAGGGTCATCTTTCTGTAACTCATCGTAAACTTCTTTAGCTGCCATAGCATCACCAATGATAGGTGTAGCTGAAGCAACAAAGGTAGCAGCATCTTCTAATGTAATATTATCCACACGCTCTGCATAACGCCCCTCAGGGTCTTGTCTTCTTTTAGGATTTAGGGCCATTAATTTCATCCCTTAAATAGGTTAATCTACGTAGAGCAGCTATCTCACCTTGAGCACGATATATGTCTTCCATAGACACTGCCTGTTCTAACTTGCGCTGGGCAGTGTCAATCTTTTTGTTTAGTACATCAAGGAAGCCATCCCATAGGGGCTTATCGTTTACGAGTTTCTTTACTATCATTATGTACCAGTAAACCCTTGCTCACCAGGAGTTGGTGCTGTTCCTGTACCAATGTTACCACCACCTGCACCTGTAGTGTCTTGTACGCCTACACCAGCTTGCTCTGGCCCAGCGCCCGGACTAGGTGGTGGGGGTGGACCTTGAGGTGCTCCCTCTGCTCCCTCAGGTGGGGGTGGGGGCTGTGTAAACTTTTTAAGTATCTCAGCCTGTATAGCTGCATCACTCAGAGAGTTAGTCACCTTGTCTGGGTCTAGATCCATTGACTTAGCTATCTCACGAATGATGTAGTCACTCTTAACGAATGGCATCAGTGCTGGGTTAGATGCTACACCCATAAACTGCATCAGACGTTGTGAGCGTACCTCATTAGCCATCAAGCTTTCTGTGTCAGATGCCTTAACCTCTAAGTCACCCTTGATGTCTGTATCAAAGTCAAACTGCATATTAAATGAAAAGAATGCTTTACCTATTGGACCAATGAGGTAATCGTCCACATTTTTAACAACATTTCGTATGCTGCCATTAGCTGCAGACATAAGCATAGAGATGCCAGAAGCAGTTCGCCCCACTCCACTGACACCTGTTTGACCATGTGCGAAACTTGGAAAGCCTGTACTTTCATCTGCTAAAACCCTAGCCTTATCAAAGAGTTGCATGTTCTCGCCAGCTACATTAGGGAACTTAGTGCCAAAGATGCCTTGTCCTGGTGCACCCCCCTGTCTGCGAAACACCTTGCCAGGGTACACACTTAAGTCCTGCCCCGGCACCAAGTTTGTCTCATCAACTTCAATGATAAGATTACCAGAAAGTGCAGCATTATCAATAGCCATACGCATAAAGCCATTCATTAAGGTCTGCGTATCGTCCATATTCTCAGCAATACCTACACCAAAGAAGCTGTACGGGTTAAGCTCATAGGGTACAGCATAGTAAGGAATACGTGCTGGCTTAAATGGGTTAAGAACTAAACGTAATACTTTACCGTTACAAACCCATGCATTCACACTAACCTGCTCAGAGTTTTTTAACTCCTTAGGGATAGTTACACCATTCTCAGCTAGGATGTCTGTATCTACATAACCCCAGAACTCTAGTACTTCATAACGGTAGGGGCTAGAACTATACTGGGAATCATCTTCCATGTCCTGTTCCCAATATTTCTTTTCGTAAGACTCACCTAAATCGATAGCCTCATTAACAGACTCAGCCCTAAAGAAAGGTCTAGACTTTAAGCCACGCATCTGTGAGCGTGTCATACGATGACGCTCTACTACATACTCAGCCTCATCCATGTTGTATGCATCAGGATCAGGGTAAAAGTTCCAGATAGACACATGACTAGTAGATGGTACAGTTTTAATTAAAGGATCATAAGAACCTTCATCATTCCAGTTAGGATACTCTTTGTCAATAGCAAACGGACCCTTCATAATACCCGTACCAAAGAGTGCCATCTCAAATGCAGTGTGGCGTAGTTGCTTGTTAGCACCACTCTCTTCTAGCTGATCGTGTATCTTCTTTTCCATCTTCTTAGCTGCAACCATAGCAGGATGGAATGTAACTGTACTTTGTGAAGTACCTGGACCCTCAACTACCTTCTCACCTAACTGTTCTAGCCTTTCCTTGAGTGGGCCTAACCGTTTCATACGATCAAACATAGTCTCACCCGGCTTTAGCTTTTCATCAGGGTCAAACAAAAAAGAAACCTTAGGCTCTTCACCAAAGGCTGCATTAAGTTCTTTCTGCCCTGCCTCTGCATTAGGGTCAATGTTAATGTGTACTGACTCAGCTACACCATCTGGTAAAATAGAAGGATCAATAGTAAGTGGGAACTTATTGTTACCAAACAGTACGTCTACAATC